ATTTATCAATGATACTAAGCGTCAAGTGGCTGATGCTTATGATTGGGATGCCTTTAACCAAGCAGTAACTATTACTACTGTTCTTGGTCAAGTAGGTGAGTATTCACTTACAAATGCTGGTACTCGTTTTAAAACAATGGATGTTATTAACACCACTCGTTACTATCAGTTGACTCCATTGGCGCATGAGCAACACGACATTCTCTATTACACAGTTCCAACACCCATTCAAAATCTTCCCATGTACTACACAGTACAAGGCGTAGATACAAATGGCGATTTGAAAGTTAAGTTTTGGCCTGTTCCTGATGCTGTTTACAACATTCGATTCAGTCTGATTGTTCCTGAAACTGATTTTGTAAATGATTCAGATACAACCTTGTTGGCAAAAGAACCAATAGTGTTGGGTGCTTATGCTAGGGCATTGGTCGAACGTGGAGAGGATGGCGGTTTAAGCAGTTCTGAGGCGTATGCTTTATTCAAGTCTGCAATGTCAGACATGATTTCTTTAGAGTTGGCTCGCTCCCCTGAAAATGATTCATTTGTGGCGGTGTAATGGCTGAACAAATAACGATTAGTAGCATCTCAGCCCCCGGATTTTATGGGTTGAATACACAAGACTCTCCTCTTGATTTGGCGGCGGGTTTTGCATCTATTGCTACGAATTGTGTGATTGACCAGTATGGTCGTGTAGGCTCTCGCAAAGGTTGGTCTAAGGTTAATTCATCTAGTGGAAACCTTGGTGCAAATGACATTGGTGTCATACATGAATTAGTGCAATTAGATGGAACTTTAACCACTCTATTTGCTGGAAATAATAAGTTATTCAAACTTGATGGTAGCAATGCAGTTGTAGAGTTGACTTATGGTGGCAGCGGTACTGCTCCAACTATTACAGCTAACAACTGGCACTGTGCATCCCTCAATGGAATAACTTATTTCTTTCAACAAGGATATACGCCTTTAATCTATGACCCTGCTGTTAGCACTACAACTTATCGTAGGGTTAGCGAAAAAACTGGATATACAGGTACTGTTCCATCTGCAAACATCGTTTTGTCTGCTTTTGGTAGATTATGGGTAGCAAGTACAACGGCAGATAATGTCACTATAACCTTTTCAGACCTCTTGGCAGGACATAACTGGACTGGTGGTACATCAGGCACTTTAGATGTCTCTAAGGTATGGCCTAATGGCTCAGATCAGATCATGGGGTTGGCTGCTCACAATGGTTTCTTCTTTGTTTTTGGTAAGCGTCAAATATTGATTTATTCTGGCGCTACCACACCATCCTCAATAGTCTTGAGTGACACAATCAGCGATATTGGTTGCTTATCACGGGATTCAATTGCTACTACAGGAACAGACATTGTTTTCTTGTCAAACAGTGGTGTTCGTAGTTTGTTGCGTACCATTCAAGAAAAGTCAGCACCTTTGCGTGATTTGTCTAAGAATGTGCGTAATGACTTCATGACCAATGTGGCATCTGAAACACAATCAAACATTAAGGCGGTGTATTCAGAATCCAATGGTTTCTATTTACTAAACTTGCCAGTTACCAAACAAGTTTATGTGTTTGATGCTAAGGCTCAATTGCAAGATGGTGCGGCTAGAGTAACAGTTTGGGACAACATTGAACCCACTTGTTTCCTGTCTAAACGTAATGGTGACTTATTGATTGGCAAGAATGGCTATGTTGGTAAATATGGAACTTACCTTGATGACACTGCTACTTACCGATTTCAATATTTCACCAACTATTCTGATTTGGGCGATATAAGTGTCACATCAATAGTCAAGAAGATTTCTGTTGTTGTCATTGGTGGTTCTAACCAAGGTTTTATTATCAAATGGTCTTACGACTTTTCAGGTCAATATTACTCAACAACTTTGAATATTCCTACTAGCACAGTTGCTGAGTATGGAATTGCTGAGTATGGAAGTAATGCAACAACTGTTGCTTATTACTCTGCTGGTATCCAGTTGAGTACATTGGTTGGACAAGCATCAGGATTTGGTAAAGTTTTTCAAACTGGTTACGAGGTGGCTATAAATGGTTCACCTATCAGCATTCAGAAGATTGAGATTCAATCCAAAAACGGAAAAATGGTTTAAGGAAATATCATGGCAAATTACACAAAGACCACTAACTTTGCAGCTAAAGACTCATTAACCTCTGGTAATGCTTCAAAGGTTGTTAAGGGTACTGAGATTGATACGGAGTTCACAAACATTGCTACTGCCATTGCAACTAAAGCAAATGGTACTTTTACAAACTTTTCGTTTGTAGAGACAAGCAATGTCTTGTATATCTACAACTCATCTACTGCTGTTGCCAAGATAGATGCTTCAGGTAATTTGACTGTGTTGGGCAATGTGATTGCCAATGGAACTGTTTAAGGGGTAAACATGAAAGCATCAGAAATCATCCAAATAGACTCCAAAAGATTGGGAGTAAACCCAGATGAAGTTTTGCAAAAGATACAACAGGAAGTAGAGTCTAAAAATTCTGTTTTAGTCCAGAAAAATGATTCTTTGTTTTTGTTGACAAAGATACAGCCAAATGTAGTTGGTGTTGCGTTGTTTACTGCTGATGGAACTATGACATTGCCTAGATCTATCAAAGAAGGCATTGATGAAATGAAGCAAGAAGGTATTTCTACTATTTATGGTGACAATGAAAACACTGATTTGTTAGATGGTTTGAAACAAGCTGGAGTTCAGATTGAAAAATCTGATTTACCTGACTATGCTTGGAAAGCAACAATATAAAGGGGTAGGTCATGGGATTTTTTAGTTCAATTGTAAATACTGTCAGCAATGCTGTAAGTACTGTTACAAAGCCTGTTGAAACATTTGTATCAACAGTAAGTAATGTTGCGGCAAAAGTTGATGATGCAGTTAATAAGAATATCCCCGGAGGATGGGTTACTGTTGGCGCTGTTGCTGGAGGTGCGGCTCTAGCAAGTGGAGCAGGATCAGGGGCTGCGGCGGCATCAACGGCTGGTACTGCGGCTGGTACAGGAGCAACTTCAGCTTCTTATGGTGGCTTGCTAGGTGGTGGCTCAACTGCATTGACTGGTGCGCTTCCTGCTGCCGCTGTTGGGGCAGGTGGTTTATTAAGTTCTGGTAGTCCTTTAGCTGGTGTCGGTACTGGTGCGACTGGTGTAGCAGCTACAAATGCGGCATTAGCTCCTGCAACTGTTGCTTCTTTAGGTGGAATATTGGGTGGTGGTTCAACTGCATTAACAGGCGGTGTTGCTCCAGAAATAGGTGCTATCACTGCATCAAATATTGGTCAAATGGCAGGCGGTTCAAGTGTTGCTAATTATTTGTCTGGAATTACAGGAATAGGCGCAGACACTATTAGTAAATTTGCTCCATCTGTTATTCAAGGTTTATTGAGTGCTGGTGGTTCTTATTTGCAATCATCAAGCGCTAAAGATGCGGCACAGATTCAAGCTGATGCTCAGATTCGTGCGGCGCAGATTGCTGCTGATGCGGCTAGGTTTAGACCTGTTGGCGTAACTACTCGCTTTGGTTCATCGAAGTTCCAAACTGATGCTGCTGGCAATGTTATTGGTGCAGGATATACGCCAAGTGCTGAAATTACTGGTTATCAAAACCGATTGTCTAATTTAGCTAATCAAGGTTTGACAGGGGCTGAACAAGCATCTACTGCTTATGCTCCTTTGACTGGCGCGGCACAGAGTCTGTTTAATCTTGGTCAAGGATATTTAAAGCAAACTCCTGAACAAGTTGCGGCAGACTATATTTCTAAACAACAGGCTTTGCTTGCACCTACCCAAGAAAATCAACTTGCATTGTTGCAAAACAAATTACAAGCACAAGGTCGTGGTGGTTTATCAGTTGCGCAAGGTGGTAACCTGATGGCTACAAGCCCTGAACTTGCTGCTTACTACAATTCTTTGGCTCAAAGTAACTTGCAACTTGCGGCTAATGCCAATCAAGCGGGTCAGCAGAATGTTCAATTTGGTGCTGGTTTGTTTAACACTGGCGCAGGTTTGCAAAATGCTTATTACACTGGTCAAACAGCGGCTTATGCGCCATTTACAACTGCAATGGATGTTACTTCAGGACTTGAAAGTCTTGCTCAACAACCTATGAACTTAGGCACTTCTATTGGTCAAAAGGTCAGTACAGCAAATGCTAATGTTGGTCAGTTAACTGGTCAGGGCATTATCAATGCGGCACAAACTATGGCTCCAGCAAATGCTTATTCATTGGGTGGAAATCTTTTGTCAGGTGCGGCAAGTAGTCCTAATGTCACTAATGCACTAAACAATGCGTTTGGTACAACACCAACTCAACAAACATACAGTCAACAAGATTTAATCAATTTATTATTGAACAATAGATCAGCATCACCTTTTGTAGGTTAAGGAGAAAAGACAATGGCATCAGACATCGCAGGATTGTTCACTACTCCTGAGCAATACCAACAGAATCAGTTAGCACAGTTTCAGAATCGTGCTGCTCAAGAAGTTCAGTTAAGCCCGTTTCAACAAGCGGCTTTAGGCGCTAGGACTGCTGGTTATCAGTTAGGTCAAGGTGTTGGCAGTGCTTTGGGTGGTCAAGACCCTCAGTTGCAGTTGATTTCTCGTAGACAGCAAATAGCAAGTCAAATTGACATGAATGACCCACAATCAATTATTAGGGGCGCTCAAATTGCTTCTCAAATGGGTGATGTTCAGTTAGGAACAATGTTGGCTGATAGAGCCAAGACTATTCAAGAGTCAATGACCAAGCAATTGCAAGAAAGAGCATCAGCATCAAAGAGTTTTGCTGAAGCAGGTCAAATTGGAACTACTCAACAACGATTGCAAGACGTAACTCAACAATTAATGTCTCAATATAATTTGAGTCAAGCTGAAGCTCAAGCAGTTGCATCAAATCCTGATTTGGTTAAGTCTTACTACACTCCAAAATCTGCTCAAGGAATGAAATTGCTTGAATCAGGTAAATATACTCCTGAAAGCATTACTAAGTGGCAATCAGGTCAAGGTGAACTTGAGCCAATTGATAAACAAACTAAAACAACTTCTAACTTCCTTGCAAAAGCAGTTGAATTGGGTTTTGGCGCTAATGCAAAATATGGTGATTACAGTCAAGATCAAGTTGCTCAAATAAATAAATCATTATTTGATGACGAAATCAAACTTGCCGCCGCCAAAGCCATGAGTATAAAAATACCTTTAGCTGATGTTCTTGATAAAGTGTATTTATCTAAAGATAGAGAAGAAGCCGCTAAGAATTGGGCTATTGCTGGAGAAGCATATAAAGTAACAGTTCCAATGATTGATAAACTTAACAAAGTTGAATCAACAATTGGAAATGCTTTTACAGGAACTGGAGCAGATGCAAAATTGGCTATTGCAAAAGGTTTATCAGCAGTTGGCGTAAAAATCAGTGATAAA